CGTGCATTTCATCGTTTGAACCGCCATGAGCAGCAGCCCAGACAGATGTTGATGGAGCACTATCGAATGCATTCTTCCAAGCCCAAGTGGAGAAAGTTCCACCAGCTGGACAGAATGACACAGAAAGGGAGTTTCCTAATGAGCCAGGGTATTTGGCAACAAAAGAACCGATTTTTACACCTGATTCTCCCATACCAACCTTGCTCTGATCCCAATCATTTCGGTTATCAATAGCCGCTGCGTCAGTTGTCAAAGAAACCGTTGCAGAGTGTGCGTTAAGACCGCCGTTGTTACCGCGGACAATGTATAAAGCATCTGAGTACTTTAAAAAATATGCTGCAGAATGAAAATCTACTGCAGTTGATTCGTTAGGAGCAGCAAAAATGCTAATTAGTTCAGATTCACCTGATACTAAAGTGCGTTGATTTGCTGGACCCCAACGGAAGTTGCCTACAGTTGCTCCAGTAGAAGTGCTAACATTTGGCGCTACGCCAGTTAGGTCAATTTCTCTGATAGTTACTGCAGGAGACTGTGATGGTGTTGAGAATGCCATAACTTTTTCCTTTTTCGTTAGCGAATAATAAGCAACATAATACGGATAATATCTTCAATACTAGTATTTATACAAACTTAATTCTTAGTATTACCAGTCTTCGCCGCCGCTCGGATTGAATCCAATATTATGCCAGCCATCTCCCCAATTAGTATCTTGGTTTTCTATCTGGTCTATATAATCCAATCCATTGTCAATGATACCAAATGGCGGAACATCTTGCTCAATCTGCAACATTTTATCATGAAACATCATTTGCTTAAGATCAATATTGGTCATATCAGTAAAAAACTGAGTTGATACAAAATATCCAAACATTACTAGGTTCATCATGAGATCGTCATGATTGCCGTTAGATGCTTCATATGAAGTTCCACTTGCAACAAACGTCGAAATCTCTAATACTGTCTGTTCGTCAAATATATCTAATTTACTATTTTCTAGTATATCTTTAATTGCAGAACAACCAATACGTTTAACTTTACGAGTCATTTCAATACCTAAAGCATTGGCTTTGATTGCCGATTCAGTATGAAGATTATCGTATTCTAAATCATAATATAAACCATTACATACCACTTGTCCCTGATCATTTGCTTCTACAACTACGTATGCTGTGTTGTAGAGATTCGCGTACTTATATATAATATTAGGGTAAAGTATGGGCGAAATAGTATTATTGCGATATACCGCGACTTGTTTAAAAGGTCGGGCCGTAATATCGATGACGTTAAACGTCGAATAGTCCTGTCCTCTACCTCTTGCTACATCAACTAGCACAATATACTCATGATCTTCTTTAGGATCTTCGTATATTAAACAACTACCACTCTCTAAAGATCGTTGGTATGGTCTAGCTCTAAGTTTAAGTAGAGTTTCACCATTAATTAGAGTATTACCTGTTCCTACAAACGTGTTACAAAATTCTTGGTCAAATTGCATCTGAGAAGTATTTGCAATAGTCTGTAGTTTCCACGCCTCATCTCTTCCAGGAACATCCCACCAGTTAACTTCAAATGGTTTATACTCGTTTGTGCCTTGCTGTGCTCCAGTCCATAATTTTTCAAATGTATTTCCTATACCATTGGCAGTAGACGTAATAATAACTTTTGTATTTTTACCGGACGAAACTACTGGATATGTGGAGGTATAAAACTGCGCATCATTTTCTACGAACGCAAATTCGTCTAAAAACAGTAAGTTAACAGACATACCACGAATAGATGAACCTGAGGTTGCTGCTGCAATAATCCTAGAATTATTACTAAACTCAATACTACCTTTGTTTAGAGCTTTACAACCAGGTTGCAAAAAGAATGGAAGATTTTCTAACATCAAAGTAACACGAGCAAGCATCTCTCTAGATGTTGCCCCTTTGTTTGCTAGAACTGCAATAGTTTTTTCTGGATGGAATATTGCATACCACAGAAGATATGCAACAGAGCTTATTGATTTACCTGACTGACGACACGCCAATACGATAGAAAATCGATTGTCGTTAAAATGGTTAAACATCTTCTCCTGATAATCGTACAAATCAAAATGTACTAAACCTCTATCAAGTGATATAATTTTTACATAGGTGCGCGCAAAATATGCAGGATTTTCCATGCATTTTTTGTATTCTAGTAACTTAGCTTTAGTCCAAGGTTCCTGAATGCCATCACGCTTGACATTCGGATTTCCTAAGTAGGTCGAACCAGCTACTTTTGAAGGATCATCAATCCTTGTCGACGACGTCTGTGCTGTCACTTATATCAATCACTTTTTCTTCATGTGCTACTTGTGCTAGCATTCTCTGCAAGTCTGTAGTAGAACCTATAAAAACATTATTATTTGTTACTCCTCCTGCTGGTAACGCCGGAGTTGCAACTTCATCTTTTCTATTAATTTCTTTATGTTTCTTATTAAGATCCATAAGCTTATCGTTAACATCTGCAATGCCTTTAATCATACCAGACAATACTTCGAACGCGCGCGGATGTTCACTTTCGCGAGCAACTTCAATCATTAATTCAAGGGATTCTCTTCCCTTTTCAATTAAATCATAATACGTTTCTCGAGAATAGTCGTAATCGCTTTCTATATTTCGATTTTTATCAGAGCTCATTTCTGTCACTATCCAAATACTTTATGCTAAATCCATAATCTTCATCAGGGCTTACGCCAACCGGTGTTGGTGTAATATTTATAGTATTAATAAGTGTCGTAGAAATAGGATCTAAGATCAAATTCATATTCGAATTAACTTCTCTGATAATCGACGCAGTGCGATCCGGACCATAAAAGTTAATTTTCATTTGAAAATCTAAAGTATAAACGATAGTTCTTCTTTGCTCTAGAGAACCTTCATAGTCATCGGAGAAAGTAACACTTTGCAAAGTAATGGGTACGTCTTCCTTGACGTCTGGATAGTCCATGAAAGGTTTAACAGTTAAGTTATACTGTGGAGCAAAATACGGCAATATTTGTTCTACGATCTGTAGAGCATCGTCCTGAGTTTTTGCATACACATTAAGTTGAAACTGCATATTATACGGCACACCAGTAAAAATCTTACGAGACTTATTCACATCTCCGGAGATAGTTTGCTGGAATGCATTAATTTTAGGAAGTTGTCTGGTAGGATCATATGACATATCAGTAATTTCAAATGACATACGAGGCAACTTCATGGCGACACGGCGTTCTGCTTCTTCACCATTGGCCATTTCTGTTAAACGTTCTATAAAATTTCTTTTAGGCGCATACGACAATGGTACCTTGACCTGAGAAATTACCTCACCGGCAGCATTTGTTCTTAAAACATGAATGTCGTTAAACAATGAACCAAATATTGATACACTGGTTCGTACCCTTTTATTATAAAAATATTTTCCAAACATTATATTGGATCTCCGAATGGATTTTGCTCGCTAAAATCTAAGAAATCTGATGCAAAATCTGAGAATATTTCATTTTGAGATTCGACCTGAATATCTTGTATTTCTTCGATAGCAACTGGTATCCAGGTTGCAGTATCTGTCGACACCACGACCTCGGTCATCCATTCGTGGAACTTGCCGTCAGTAGCTCCATTGTGCACTATAGTCAATTCTAAAGTATCACTATTCCACTCACTGACTTCACCCTTCATAGTATAAGAACCATTACTTTGGGTAACAGTCTGACCAGTAAAGAAGCTACCGCCAGCAGCTGGTGCTGCCACTGTAACACTCGGTGCCGAATTATATAAGAGACCTTGATTAGTTATCTCACCGCCAACTACTTGACCTCCAGTGATGTCTACTGTTACCTCTGCGGTAGTTCCATTATAATGTTCAAGATGCGCGTCTTTAGCATCTGGTTCAAATTCTGTAATAGGAATAATTAGATCCCCTAAACCATCAAGTCTAGGAGTTAGTAATGTCGCAAAATCACCGACCTGCGCTCTAAATTCGTCAATATAACCTTTAAATGCATTCCAAGAAATACCATCTACGGTTCTAGCAGCGTTAGCTCCTAATGCAAATCCGGATAGAGTAAAGAAGTCATTTGTAAATGGCATTGTAATAGTATCAGACAAAGAACCATTTATGAATATTTTTATGTCAGTGCCTTCAGTGAAAAATGCAATATGTTGCCACAATCCCAGTGTAACTTGCGCTGCCGTAAGTGTAATAGTAGATGCACCACCATTATCATACGAACTGTATCCAATATATCCATTTTCATCAATACCAATGAGCAACATTTTTGCTAACTCATTATCTTGATTACCACCAGTTACGAAAAATATATCTTGTTCTCCCGGTGCTGGGAATACTGCAGGTAAAGCAAAAAACTCAATAGATCCGTTTGGACCTAAAAGATCGTACTGATCATCTTCACCTCGACCTTTTAGAACACTCAATGAACTATTACCAAATATTCGTTCTAATTCTGGTTCAGGGGCCGCAACTGTAACGGTCGGAGGAGTAATGTAACCTACTCCAGGATTAACGATATCTAGATCAACGACTCTACCTAAATAGTCAATCTCTGCAGTAAGCTGTGCAGTAAACTGCGAAGCGAGCGCCATAGTAAGTTTATACTTAAAGGCAGATTCTGCTTCAACAACGTCGATACCGTCAATACCAGTATCGAAATCTTCATCACTATATTCAAACAATTCGCACTGAAGTCTAAAGGTAGGCAACTGGCTCAATTGATAGAAAGGAGTTTCAGTCTCAACTTTCATAATCTGGAATATAGATTGTGACATAGGAAGGAATATGAGATCTCCTTCTCTAGGTCTAAATTTCTGGGCTTCTAAATAATCGCCAATAAGATTTCGCCATCTTTTGCGAGCAACTATAAATGTTGCTTGATCTCGTAATTCGATGCCAAACTTAGTAAACATGTCTCCTTCACCGTCAAATCCGCCGGTGTTTTCAACATACATTTCAATCTTATAAGAATCTGAGAAACGAGAAGGTACATCATCAAGAAAGATTTGATCTTTATTAACAATTTCTCGTGGGAGATAATACACATCTTGACCGTAAAATTGTATTGATTCAATGATCAGATCTTCATACAAATTTTGTTCTGGCCGGTGTGCTTGACTTATATAACGATTAGTTGCCATTATTTACCCAACAAAGAAAAGTGGACCGACGTCCTCTTCTTCTTTAAACTTTTCCATGATTAATGCAATATCAGCTAATGCATCTTCGTACATTTGACGTGCATTAATAGTAACTCCACCAGGAAGCTGCATACCGTCAAATTTAATTAAATTCATTCCCCACTGTCTTTTAATAAGAGCAGTAGTATAAGACTTAATAAACTTATGGTTCCACAATGAATTATAATCATTCACTGAACTAGGAGTACGTACTCCGTATACTTCGAAAACCACGAAGTGACCAACAGTTAATTTTTCCTTTGATACAAAAAAGTTTATTCTATTGTGCTGTCGATCAAAAGTAATTTCCGGAGTACCTGATAACTTTAAATCTAGCAATGATAAATGCTGTTGCATCTGCTCATAATATGCCATATCACCGGCATAATTTTGTAAGTCAGTTACGTCATTCAGCATCATTTGATATTTTATATCAAAGAAATTGACCTGACCTGCAACAGTATTTAATGGCATCATTCTTACGACTGTAAAAAGATCCTCTTCAAATGTAATATAACCGTTATCAATGTCAGTCTGAGTCAATTGATGTTTAAGATAATAACGACGATTACCATCTGGGTGATGTTCACGGAACCACTGTAAAGCTTCGTCTACGCGATCATCGAGTTGGTCATCGTCAATATTAACTTCAACTACCGGATGCCCTAGGGCTCTTAGGCAGTAGTCCATTAAATCGTCTCTAGTATTTGGTGACATTATTAGTTAATCCTCTAATTCAGAAAGTGCCTACCACCAAAATCGATGGTAGGCATTTCTTATTTATACATCTATTTATTAGTTAACAATTGTACCACTAATATCATAAATGTCGATACGGAAGTAAGCTGGAAGCTGTCCGCCTAGTTTCAAAGAATTATCTGCAGTAACAGCAGAAGTAACTTTAACACCAGGTTGAATTGCCGTTGCAGCTAAAGCACCTTGTGCAGCAGTAGCATAAGATGAAATTGCCGTTGTTGCAATATTACCTAAACCTAAGTTTGCTCTTGCTGTAGCAGCATTTGTTAGATCGCTTAAGTTTGAAGCCTTGGTCAACTTAGTACCAATAGAAGTGGTAACAGTTGACGCAAAGTTTGCATCATCACCTAATGCTGCAGCTAACTCGTTAAGAGTATTCAAAGTACCTGGCGCAGCGTCTACTAATGAAGCAACCGCACTATCAGTATAAGAATTTGCAGAAGTGATTGCAGCAGCTTGAGCAGCATTAGCTTTGGTCGTTGCATCTGTTGCAGCAGCGGTCTGAGCATTATTTGCTTTACTTGTTGCGTCAGCAGAAGCAGTAGAGATCGCTTCTCCTTTGGCAGTTGCAACTTGAGCGGTCGTAGCAAAAGAAGCAATTGCGGCAGGTTGTACTGCTGTATCTGCTTTAGCGCCTTGAGCTGCGGTTGCAAAAGTACTAGAAGCAACATATGCGGCAGAACCAATATCACCTGGCTGTACAGCAGTATCCGCTTTACCACCTTGTGCGGCAGTTGCAAAAGTACTAGTATTAACGTACGCAGCAGTACCTAAATCAGCAGGTTGAATTGCTGATGCTGCCAAAGTACCTTGTGCTGATGTTGCGTAAGCAGTAGAAGAAGTAGTTGCAGCAGTACCTAGTCCTAAAGTAGTTCTAGCAGCGGCGGCACTTAAGTCATCTACTAATGTCAAGCCAAACGCGCTAACAGCAGAAGCATTTAACTTGGTCGCAATACTATTGGTAATAGTAGTTGAGAAGTTAGCATCATCGCCTAGTGCTGCAGCTAATTCATTTAATGTATCAAGTGCGCCTGGAGCAGCATCAATAACATTTGCTACTGCTGTAGTCACAAACGCCGTAGTTGCTACTTGAGTTGTACTTGTACCAGCTGTTGCCGTAGGAGCTGTTGGAGTTCCAGTCAACGCAGGCGATGCAAGTGGAGCTTTTGTATTCAACTGAGTTTGAATGTTGCTAGTAACACCATCAACATAATTCAATTCAGCAGTAGTAGCAGTAACACCATCAATTTTATTGATTTCTGCTGCTGTTGCTGTAATGCCAAGACCCGCTAGATTCTGTATTGCTGAATCAGCTTTAGTACCTTGTGCTGCTGTTGCAAACGTACTAGTATTAACGTACGCGGCAGTACCTAAATCAGCAGCTTGAATTGCCGT